ATCGTAACCTTTCCCGGGTTTTACCTCAAGAGAGGTGAACTGAATGCTGACGATTTGGACCGTTTACCTGCGCCGTACAAGCGAACATTTGCATGGATGCAGTGGAGCGCCATAGGGCTCTTGAGTTTCGCATCGGCGCTCTGGGTCGTTGGTAAAATTGTGGGTTGGCATACGTAAATTATGCGTGCTTCGACCGGAAGTGATGACGAGATTGCTCAATGAATACTGCTGAACTGGTTGTGGGTAGCCTTTGCGGCTTAGTCATTGTTGGCCTGTTCATCTGGATCGGGGTGGCGTTGTATATGGCCTACACGAAGATGGATGTAATGCTTGAGCACCTCAGAAAAAGCCCTTCAGCCATGAGTATCACATCGCTAAGCCAGGGTGGCCCTTGGGGTAAGTTGTTACTGATTGGCGGAGTTTCGGGGTTCGTTACGTTCCCCGGTTTTTATCTGAAGCACGGGAGCATCAATGCTGAAGACATCAATAATTTCCCTGTACCACTGAGGCGTCAACTCGTAGCCCTGCAATGGACTGTTATAGGGTTATTCGTTGCCTTGGCGTTGCTTGTAGCCCTAGGAAAATCTGGAGTACTCAAGTACCCCCCCGGGTAGCCTGTTTTAGATGCGAAAGCGCTAGTTCAAGCAGGGCTTGCTCTGCTTCGGGCTGCAGTGCGCCTGCAGCGTCCATCGGCAGGTACGGCCGAGCCGGTATGTCGCCCCACAGGTGCGGGTAGTCTGCTTGGTCACCACCGAGTTGCATCATGGCTGCGTAAGGTTTGTTGCTGCCGATCAGCGCCGAGCTGTCGGTGGCGTGGGTGGTGATTGAGGCGGCCAGGCCGGCGGCGCTGACCTGCAAGATCTGGCCGGGCCAGTTGCCCATTTTTGACCGGCGTTCGGTGGTGGTGTCGGAGAGTTCGGGCCATTGGGGGCGGCCTTCGTTTTCGAAGTTTTCTTCTGTTTGGTTGGCGAGTTCGGCGGCGATGCCTCGCATGAGTGGCGCGAGGTCGCCGATGGCCCATTCCACTTTGTTTAGGGTTTGTTGTAGGTGGTGATGTTCTAGTTCGATGGTGAACATGGCGGGCCTGCTCGATCTTGGGTTTGTGGTGTGTCAGGGAGAATTGGGGTGGCTGAGTTTTGGGGCCGCTGCGCAGCCCAACGGGGGCAAGCCCCCTCGCCACAGGTTAGGTGTTGGCTGCTGCTTTCCCTTTAATTGGGCGAGCTTGTCAGCTTGTGTTTTAGGGCCTCGGCCAGGCCGGTGCCGGGGGCGTGGTTGAAGCCGGGGTCGGTGCGGAATGTGGCGGCATGGCCTTGTGCGTTTGTGATGCGAATGCCGGTGACCGTGGCAATTCTGATTTCTCCGGTGCGTTTGTCGGTGCCGGTCTCTACCGTTTCTACGAACATCCTTCCTTCACTCGATACGACTGTCCGCCCGCGACGCTTCACGGCCGCTTCGCTCAAGGCGATGACGCGGCAGCGACAGTTAAAGCCGTTGGGCGGGAAGATGGATGACCAGATGGGGTCGTCGTGGCGAAAAACTTGGCCGTGCATCGCTCGGTGGCTGGACCGAGTTTTGCCGTCCAGGATGGCGATGTACATCCAGTACGGGTGGGTTTGGGCAGTGGCTTCCATGCTGGCTTTGCGGCCGGCCATGTAGGCGCTTTGCAGGTTGGTTTGGTAGATGGTTTTTAACCTTCGTGGGCTGCCGAGTTGGACGAGTTCGCCGGTGCCTTGGCTGTCGACGATGACTTGTTTCCCCCACCAGCCTTGGGCTTGCAGGATGGGTTGCAGGTGGGTGATGAATTGCTTGAGGGTTTGACCTTGTTGCAGGGCTGTTTCCAGTGCGGCGCGAATGTCGGAGAGCAGGTCCAGGCGCATGGCTTTGGCCACGGTGAAGGCTTGGTCGTGGGCTTGGTCGAGCATGTCTTGCCAGTGCCAGGTGATGGCGTAGCCCTTGCGTTTTAGGTAGGCGATGGCGTTGGCCGGTTCGAGGCCGAAGATGGCTTTGAGGTCTGCCGGGTTGAGGCGTTTCGCGGGGGTGGCCATGTCAATCCTCCCGATCGGCATTGGCGCTCAAGCGGCCCCAGGTGTTGGCCATGAACAGCCAGTTGGCGAGTGGTTGCTCAGGTGCCTGGTTTCCATGTTGTGGCGAGGCTCCGGCCAACAATGCGTTGAGGGTTTGTTCGCTGTGTTGTTGGAGTACTTCGGCCGGCAGGCTGTCGATGGCTTGGTCGAGTGCGATTTGATCCAGCAGCGGCTTCAGAGTGGGCTCGGCAAATTCGGCTGAGTCGTCGGTGGCTGGCGCGTCTTGCAGGTCGCCGTCTTGCAGGTTGTAGGTGCGCTGCCAGTAGGCGTTGGTGAATTTCACACCGGAGTCGGTCAGGGCTTTGTCACGCTGGGCCAGGCTTTTGTCGATTTCTTCTTGTTGCCACAGGGCGTACAGCGGTGCCACGACGTTGGTGCCAAAGTTGATGTCGACGACTTGGCGGATGCAGGCGTTTAAGGCGGTTGCGACGATGGCGGCGTCGCCGTCGCGAATGTCTTTGGTGACTTCGGCACCGGCGGTGGCGCTGGCGTGGTTGCTGTCTTTTTCGGTGGTCTGGTTTTGCCCGAGCATGGCGACGTTGATTTCGCTGCGGCAGTACTCCAGCAGTTGGCGGTAGACCTCGGCGCTGCCGGCTTTGCCGGCGGCTTCGATGATTTGCACGCTGGCATCATCCGGGATGGCGGCGACGGCGTCCTGGACCATGGCTTCGAGGCTGTTGAGCAGCAGGTCTGTTTCGCCGTCGGTGGCGCCGCGTGGGTGTTTGCCGATGACCCAGGGGCTGCCGTATTTTTCGGTGAATTGCACCCAGAACTTGAGGCCGCCTTTCATGAAGGTGGCCGGCCAGAAGCACATGCTCAGATCCGGGAAACCGTAGGGGTTGGCGTAGGTGGCGTCTTGGCGGGCGACGATGAAGCGTCGCGGGTCGCACCGTTCACCGTCTTGGCCGGCGTCTTTGGCGCGAAAGTGCAGTGCGTTGTCTTTGTCGTAGAAGAACCATTCGGACGGTTTGCCGAGCAGGTCGTGCGGAACTTGGTGCAGGCCGAGCGGTTGCCACATGAGTTCGACGGGTTGGTAGCCGAACAACGGAGCATCGAGCAGCTCGCGAATGATGCGATCCAGGTCGAGGTCAGCGAGCCAGTCGGTGATGAAGCGCTCGACATTCGGCGGTGCCTCGCCGCGTTTCAGGCCGCGTTCCAGGGACAGTACCGCGGCCTTGCGGCGGCGGATGTTGCCGCCGACCAGGGCTGAACTGCGCAGGTCGCGGTAGACGGTGATGTCTTTGCCTTGGGCTTTGAGGATGGGGTCTGGGTTGGGCAGATTAGCGCCGCTGACGCCGCCTGTTTCGGTGCGGCCACGGGTGGCGATGTGGTGTTTGAGCGAGGGGCTGCGTTTGGCTTCGGCGAAGCTTAGGAATTCGGTGGGGCTGACCCACAGGCCGTTGGTGTTCATGCGTACCCCTGGGTGATGTGTGGGCCTTGGCGTGGGCGGCGGGATTTGACGTTGACCGGACCACTGGCGACTTCGAGCGTGGCGAAGTTGGCGAGTGCACCCGCGCCGGCGAAGTCACCGTGACGGTAGAGGTCCGGGTCTTTGAGGTCTTGTTTGCGGGCTTTGACGATCATGGGGATGCCGTCGACGGTTTCGATGGCGCGGATGTCTTGGTGCAGGGAGTCGTCTTGGGGCAGCGTGAGGGTAGCGTCTTCGAACAGTTGCACGAATTTGGGCATCCAGGCGCCGTACCAGGCGCGGGTGATTTTCACTTGGTGGATGCGGTTGTGGCCGAATTCGTCGGCGGTGTCTTCGGCGAGGGTTTCGCCACTGCCGGTGGCGTCGAGCGCGGCACCGACAAAACGCGGCAGCCGACGCAGGATGTAGAACAGGATCTGCTGTTGTTGCCGGGTGGGCACTTTGTGCATTTCGACCACGAAGGGCACGTCGCGATGCCGCGCCTGGTCGACGGACATCGGGCAGATGATGGAGAAGTCGCGGTGCCGGGCGTAGTCCATGCCGAGGAAGTGGCGCAGCTGGG